ACTAGTGCAATCAGCCCGGTTCCAAATGTTTCTGTGTTCAAAGAAATCGCTCAAGCTGGGCTAAGTTCCAAAGGCAACTGGGATGTAAATTCCAGTGCCAGCAATTACACGCGCCTTGATGAAGCAACCTCCGTCACGCTTACACCAAGTGCTGTTGGATCAGGCACTTTTTCGCTTGGATCAGGATCGTTTTCTTCTTCAGACGTTGGTAAAACAATCACTGGAAATGGCGGAGTTGCGGTTTTAACTTCAGCGGCTGGGGGATACACTAGTTCGACCAATTTTACGAATACAAACGCAATAGCTTCTGGTGCGTGGGATATGCACGGGAGTGTTGCAAAGAGTGATGGTAGCGGCCTAACGATTTCTGCAAGCGAAATCGGCTATAATTTTGCATCACCTTTTTCTGCAACTTCCCCAACTACAACTTCGTCTGCCCTGCATGGGATAGTAACAAGTGCGGGTGGATCGGTTAGCAGCGCTCACAGCGGTGGCATTGTAGTTTCCGCTTCTGGAGACAAAGTCTTTTTTGTGGATGAATCAAACCCACCCAAACTAACTTGTTTAAACGCTTCAACTCCCTTTGACATGTCTACTCTATCTTATACAAATTCTGGAAACCAAATCACATTGACTCAAATTGGCGCTGCATTAAGTGGGTCATACGGAAGCATGTCAATTTCACCAGACGGTAAAAATTTCTATGTAAATAGAGGCAGCAGCGGTGCGATACATCAATACCGAATTGCGACTGCTTATGATCTTAGTTCAACCGTAACTTACGTCGGAACAACTACTAGCCTCTCGTCTAATTCAGAAATTAAAGCGGTTATGTTTAAGGATGGTTTTACAGGCTTTCGGGCCATAGACGGATATCTACAAGGCGGAGGAAATATCCGACAATTTACGATGACAAATAGTTATGACATAATCAATAGTTGCAGTTTAGATAGTGAACAAAGTAGTAGTATTATGACCAGAATTACCTCTGCTGCATTAGGCGCGGATGGTAAATCTTTGATTTGCAGCGATCAATTTGGCTCAAGCACCACTAAGTTTTTTACCCTCTCAACGGCTTGGGATATCTCTACACACGGATCTGGTACAACAATAGCGAATCTCGTTGAAAACAGTTTTGGTTTCTCACCCACTGGGAAACATTTTTATGCACAAAAGGGTGCGGCTGGAATTTTTAAACAGTGGCTGATTGGGTCAGAAACATACCCCACAAGTCAGTATTTTCCATCTGTCACAGCAGCTTCTGGGCAAATCGACAGCAGCTCATGGACTGATATTAACTCTATGGTAGCCGACGAAACGGCTGGCAGTGGCACATTAAGCTATGCAATTTCAACCGATAATCATGTGACGTGGAAGGTGCTTCACAATACAAACGGCACACGCTCAATTGCTAAAAACAACTCTGGCACTTGGCAAGTAAATACCAATGCTACCTACGGCTCTGAAACGTGGGCAAATGCTACTACAAACACTGAATTGAGCGCACTACAACAGGCTCTAGCAACAGCCAATAACCGTATGAATAAAGCCCAATTAGATGCAGTCGCAGACGCCAATCACATTACCCTTGGAAATACGCTGGATTTAATGATTGCAACATACATTGCATCTGGATCAACAGCCCCGATTTCGGACGGTGTAACAATAAATTACGACAGTGAGGCACTTGTGCGGATGGCCATAAATGGAACGGACTATGAAGCTGAGTTTCCTAGCTCAACAAGCGTCAAAATAAAATCACTTGCAGCGCAAAATCTAAAAGTAAGAGTGCTGTAAATGCTAGGTTTCTTCCCCGTATCAGCCAGCGCACTAGGATCGGCAGGCGTAGACGATGGGTTTACAAATGCCTCGGCAACTGCAGCTTGCGCTGCATCTGCTAGCGCGGCTGGTCAGTTAATTCAAAACGGTGCTGCGACATCATCTTGCGCTGCAAGCGTGTCGAGCGCTGCCGAAATAGTACGGATTTATTCAGACGGTGAGTCAAGCATTCAAGCCACGTCAAGCGCATCTGCCAGCGCTATAAAATACAGTATATATACTGGGACACGCCCCGGCTACGGCGTTGGCACATATGGCACGTTTAACTATGGCATAAATGAAAAAACCGAAAACGCTGCAAGCGTTGTTGCTGGCACATCGTCTGCCACAGCAGCGGGTCAGCGCATTCGTGAGACGAGCGTTACAATCGCCTGCGCCTCCAGCGTCACAGCAAGCGCTGTGTTTGACGTTATTTCTGGCTCAACTATCGCTTGCGTTTCCTCAACGGCAATTGTCGGAAGCGGCGTCTTTTCTGCTGTATTAAGCAACTTGGCGACCACAAGCTCGATGACTGCAGCGTGTGAGATAAAGTGGACTGAGGCGGCGGCGGCAAACACAAATTGGACAAAATCTGACTTACTTGAAAGGGCTGCATAATGGCGACTCAAACGACACACTATAGCTTTAACAAGCCTGCCGTAAACGGCGATGAGGATGCTTGGGGAGCTTTTCTGAATGGCAATTGGGACACGGTTTCAACTTTACTCGGCGGCGTAGACAACGCCGAGTTTCAAATTCTAAACGGCGCAACCGTTACGACAACCGAGCTTAACTACGTTTCGGGCGTCACGTCTGCAATTCAAACACAATTAAACGCCAAGCAAGCAGTTGTTGCAAACGTATCGGACACTGAAATTGGTTATTTGAATGTTGCTTCTCTAGGCACAAGCGAAGCAAGCAAGGTTGTTACCTCAGACGCAAACAACGTCGTAACATTTTCTGGCGGTATCGTTGAGGATAGCGTTACAGTAACCTCATCCAGTAACGCAGCAACTTTAAACATGCGTGACGGTACAAACTTTGTCCACGATTTGACAGAAAACGTAACTTACACGTTCAGTAACCCAGCAAGCACGGGCAACGTGTCAGCATTCACGCTGAAGGTCATTCAGAACGCGAGTGCAAAAACGATAACTTGGCCATCTAGCGTCGATTGGCCAGCGGCGACAGCACCAACTTTGACAGCAACAAACGATGGCGTGGATTTGTTTACATTTATCACACACGATGGCGGCACAACTTGGTACGGCTTGGTTGTTGGACAGGCGCTCGCATAATGACGATCGCGAGTAAACTTTTAGGCGGCGCGGCTGGTACGGCGGCAGGCGGTGCGGTTGCTATAGAGGATGTGTTCAGTACTGATATTTATACCGGGAATGGATCAAATCAGGCGATAAACACAGGTTTAGACATGTCTGGTGAGGGCGGTTTGACTTGGATTAAGAAACGATCAAGTGCGGACAATAATGTTTTAATCGACACAGAAAGAGGTAATAACGTTCTGATTTCTGATTCTACGACTGCACAATTTGACGGCTCACCAGATTATTTTTCTAACGGCTTCTCGTCTACTGGATTTACCGTACCAAACGGCAATCGCGTTAATAAATCTGGTGAAACATTTGTCTCGTGGAGTTTTCGCAAAGCCCCTAAATTTTTTGATGTAGTTACATATACAGGCAATGGAACAGCAGGACGAGAAATAGCACATAGTTTAAACAGCACAGTAGGCATGCTTATGATTAAGGAACTGGGCAATGCAAACGACTGGGATGTTTTACACAGGAGTACCGAGGTACTAAGACTCAACAGCACTGCTGCTCCATTATCAGGTTATGCCCCTACTAGATTTGGCGATGGCTCAAGCCTAGTAAGGCCTACAAGTAGTGTTTTTACGGTGGGTAATTCTGGTGAAGTAAATGGGAATGGACAAACCTACGTTGCCTACCTCTTTGCCCATGAAACAGGGGATGACTCTATGATTCAGTGTGGTAGTTATGCAGGTAATGGTAATAGTACAGGTCCAACTATTGACTTAGGGTGGGAACCTCAATGGCTGCTTGTTAAAAAATATGATGATGATGATGCATGGCACATTTTTGATGCTACTAGGGGAATTAACACTGGCTCTAATGATCCAGCTTTGTATCCCAATTCAACTAATGCAGAGGCATCCACCACGTATGCTAGCCTAAATGCGACCGGCTGGAGTATCGATACATCTGCAGGAACATTAAATCAAAACAATAAAAATTTTATTTACGTAGCAATCAAAGCAGAGGATTAAAATGTTCGCTAAAATTACAAACGGCTCAGTCGATCAATATCCATACACGATTGGCAATTTACGCCGCGATAATCCAAATATTTCGTTTCCGCGAGAGATACCAGTTGCAACTTTGCAAGAGCATGGAGTGGAAGCTGTTAAATATTTAAAAAGGCCCAGTTATACAAAAAGAACGCACACATGCACCCAAAACGCAGCGCCAACTTTAGTTAATGGGGCTTGGACGACAGGCTGGACTGTGACGGCAAAAAGCGCAGATGAAACTGCAGCATATGACGCAGCACTTGCCACAACTGAACGCGCCAAACGTGACGCCCTGCTTGCCGAAACCGATTATCTTGCTTTGTCAGACGCAACTCTCTCAAGCCAAATGACAACCTACCGCCAGCAGCTCCGCGAAGTGCCACAGCAATCTGAATTTCCAAACAGTATTTCATGGCCGACAAAGCCGTAGGATAAACATGCCGCTCATACCTTTAAATATACCGCTCGGCGCGCATAGAAACGGAACGGACATGATGTCTGCCAATCGCTGGCGTGATGTTAATCTTGTTCGCTGGCACGAGGGCGCATTGCGTCCAATTGGCGGCTGGCGTCAGCGCCAAAGCGTTAATCTGTCAGGCGTTCCGCGCTCTGTCATGGCGTGGGAAGATAATGGTACTGATCGTTTTATTGCCGCTGGCACGCACAACAAATTGCACGTCATAAACGCAGGCGGCACAACTTCTGACATAACGCCGAATACGTTTACAATAGGCCGCGTCAATGCAACAATTAACACCGCTTACGGCTCTGGCGTCTACGGAAACGAAACTTACGGCACACCGCGAGCTGATGCCGAAACGGTTTTGCCAGCTACGACTTGGAGCTTGGAAAATTGGGGCGAATACTTGTTAGCCATGCATTCAGATGACGGCAAGCTGTATGAGTGGCAGTTAAACACGTCTACAGACGCCGCACTGCTGTCAAACGCGCCGACAAACTGCAACGCTATGATGGTAACTGAAGAGCGATTTGTTGTCTGTTTTGGCGCTGGCGGCGATCCGCGTAAGGTGCAATGGAGCGATCAAGAAAACAACAATCTGTGGACGGCGGCAGCAACTAATCAAGCTGGTGATTTGCGCATTCAAACAAACGGGATTATTCTAGCTGGTCTGCGCACTCGCGGCCAAGCGCTTATAATTACAACTGAAGATGCGCACGCGATGACCTACCAAGGTCCACCCTTTGTGTATGGAATTGAGCGCGTTGGCACGTCGTGCGGCATGGTCGGCGCGAAGGCAGCGGCAACCGTTGATGCGGGCGTGTTTTGGATGGGCCATAGATCTTTTCATATGTACACGGGCGGCAACGTGCAGACGATACCTTGTGAAGTTGGCGATTACGTTTTTTCTGACATTAACAAAGACCAAATCACAAAGGTTAACGCTGTTGTAAACTCTGAGTGGTCAGAAATCACTTGGTTTTATCCAAGCGCTAACTCAATAGAAAATGACCGTTACGTCAGTTTTGATTATGCTGAAAATATATGGACAACTGGCACGTTAGATAGGGTTAGCGGCCTCGATAAAGGCACGTTTAGATATCCAATGTATTTTGACGCTTCTGGCATTCTTTATGAGCATGAGGTTGGAACGTCTTACTCTGGCGTTACACCACACGCCGAAACAGGGCCAATCAGCATTGGCAACGGCGACAATGTGATGAACGTCGTGGAGCTGTTGCCCGACGAAAAAACGCAAGGCAGCGTCACAGCCAAGTTCAAAACACGACTTTACCCAAATGCGAGCGAAACAACGCACGGTCCGTTTACAATGACCAATCCTACAAGCGTCCGTTTCCAAGGTAGGCAAGTCAGAATGCGCGTAGAGGGCGCTGGCTCTGATTGGCGTGTCGGCATAATGCGGCTTGATGCTCGAACAGGTGGGCGCAGATGAGTACGCTCGGTCCACCTCCAATAACAGATAATTTTCGCATCTGGGCGCAGGGTTTTACCAAATGGGTGCAACGCTCTTTACCCGTGATGGTAACACGGCGCGGCTATGACACGCCAAGCGAGGATGGCGTATTGCTGTGGGATAGATCAGCGCTTTATCCAATCGTAAGCAGAAGCAACTCATTCCGCGAGGTTGTTGTTAAAAACACAGCACCAGCTAGCAGCGTTGGCGTAGCTGGGGATAAGGCTGGCTTGGTGAGCTGGGATGCCAGCTATATCTACGTCTGCACGGCGTCTCATGACGGTTCTGCGCATATCTGGAAGCGCGCGACACTCTCAAGCGGAGCGTTTTAATGGATCAGCTCACACGATGCAGAGGCTTGATAGAAAACGCGCTAAAACACAGCGGCAATACGCATGATTTCATTGACGTAGCTGAAGGTGTTTACAAGGGGTTAATGCAGCTCTGGCCGCTTAAAAACAGCGTTATCGTTACAGAAATAATAAGCCACCCACAAAAGAAGGTTCTGCACATCTTTCTCGGCGCTGGCGACCTAAACGAAATTTTAAGTATTCATCGTGACGTGCTAGAATTTGCGAGATTGCAGGGCTGCACGGCTATTAGCATGAACGGGCGTAAAGGCTGGGAAAGAGCCTTGAAGAAATACAACATTGACGTTTTGCACGTCGCATTTTGGAAGGACATCTAATGTCAAAAGGTGGCAGCAGTACATCAAAAGTTGAGTATCCTGATTGGATTGTAGACCCAGCAAAGCGCAACATTCAGCGCGGCGAGGATTTAGCACGGCTTGGCGATATCCCATATATGGGGCCAGATGTAGCAGCACTCACCCCAAGGCAGCAGGCGTCGATGCAAAACACTGACGGCGCGTTAAGTGCATTTGGCATGAATACGTCTGGGCCAGTAAATGCAGGCATGCCTCAAGCACAAGACTTTAACGGCATGTCAGCTTACAGCAGCTATCCAATGTACCAGCAAAGCGTTGACTCATTTCGCGAAGCTCGCCCCGGCCAAGCTGCGTATCGTGACGGCTTTTTTATTGACCCAGTGACAGGTCAAATGCAACCGCCGCCAGATCAAGAAAATCTTCAAATTGACGCCAGATATGATGGTTCAGCATCAGGTGCCGAAACCCCAGTAGACCCGGCAATCATTGCAGCAAATCAGCGCGAGCAACGTCGCAACGATTTTTACACTGACTCGCTGTTTGCGCAGAACGTAGCGCGTTCGCAACAAGGCGCGGCAGGGCAAAACGATGGCTACGGTTATGTTTTCGACGACTACACGGGTGCAGATTTAATTTCAGAACAAAACCCAAATTTTGGAATGTATGGTGACGCTTATTCGTCCCTGACAATTCCAGCCTATGACCCGCCCGGCAATGTCATAAGCAGAGCCACGGGGACAACATCAAGTGACGCCCAAGCTGGTGATGGCGCTTGCGTCGTCGCAACGCATGCTGTTGCAAATAATGCCTTCACTCCAAAAACAAAACGCCGCGCTGTGGTGTGGTGCGTGAAGGCACTGCATGGCAAATGGTGGGGCGAGGCAATCAGGCGCGGCTATCAAACGCTCGGCAAGCGGAAAATTGAGCAAGGCAAGGCGCACGAACATTACACAGAATTTAGAAACTATATTGACTTTGCAACTGGCGAAAAGCGCACTTTGATCGGCGGCATAAAGTTTGCAGCTCGAACGGCTCAGTTTTTCGCGGTCGGCATATTCTTAGGAGGTCGCTGAAATGGGTGGTGCATCAAACCAAGGCGCAATTCCAGCACAGCAGCCGCGCTTCACAAATGCGGAGGCGCGTCTGCCAGCACAGCAGCCTCAACAGCAATTTCAACAAGGCCAAAACGTATTTGACCAAAGCGCGCAAGCATACACAAACGCGCTAAACA